CCCAGAGAGAACTACCAAAACTAACGTGCTTGCCCCACCAGCCCATCACTCCACCCCACCGCCCACAGCCTACAAGCAGTGCAAGCACCATGCAACCAGCCCATCAATCAACCACCCACCCCAGCCCACCATAAGCAAGCAGCATGCATACACAAGCATGCACTGCACCCAAACTGCACCCCAGCCTGCTGCCCAACAGCAAACTGAGAGCAACTGCAGACAAACTGCCTACACCTACAAGCCCAAAACTATAATGGGCGCCACCTGAAGCCATACCCACAACGAGCAGCCATAACGCCACAACACCACCACTACCATCATGCACCCATGAACACTATACTACAATAAGCAGACCAGCCAGACAAACCCTATAAGAGAAATGATGTGCTGAGCGGGCGGCGGAGCCGCCCGTCTCTCGCGAACCAAATTCTGAGAGAGGGGTTCTCTCATATGACTATAATAGATGATAATGGAGGGCTGACTATGGCTAAGAACTTCCCACACTTGAACGATAACCCAGCATGGCCGGGCTTCGGGAAACCGTATGCTCAGGACAAGCCTGACTTCGACTATAACAGATGGACGGAGGGGACTAAACTAACGCTATGCCGTGTGCCCTGGGACGCGACTCATAACGTGGTAGACTGGACTAAGACTTCGCCTAAGGCATACTTCGACTCTCTCACCGAGACCGCCAAAATAACCCTAAATACGATGGTAGACATACAACCCGACGGGACCGTGCGACTGCCCGTGCCAATAGCTAATGTGCAGCGCTGGAACTACCTCTGGGTAGAGATGGGACCGATGACCAGTACTTCACAGCCGCTAGACTACGCTGATGGGGACGCTCTCCGGAACCTCGGATACTTCGTACGCGACGCTAAGCAGATAACGCCGAGCACGACTGAAGTGACTCTAGACATGGACTGGTGGACTAACTCTCTGCCTTACACTCACGTGAGCTACATGACGCTTGAGAGGGGACACGCGCCACTCGCTGCCGTGACAGCTGATGAATACCTGGCTGACCCCCTACATAACAACGCTCTGCTACTAACAGCTGACGTGAACTTCGGCGAGCCTACCATAACTACTCACTCGCAGCTCGAACTTTGGACCGCTACTACTGAGCCGCTGGTGTGTTTCGCACTAACCTGCTCTCTCGAGCAGCTAAAGACCATGCTCGCACAGGACCCGGGCGACGCTGTAGCTGAATGGACTGACCCGGCCTTCTCAGACACTACCGACCGCTGGGGCAAGCAGTGGCAGGTGAACGGTTATGACTGGGGCTCCGCTACTCGCTACAAGGACGCGACTACGCTTAGCAGCCCCTGGCTCACTGGAACCGGCCTCCCTGGCGTGACGCTAGTAGCAGTGAACGCGACTGACGCTGATGACTTCCTAGCATACGTGCAGACAGCCTGCCCGCAGCTAATGCAGCTGATACGCGCTAGCTTCGCAGTGCCCGCTCTCATGCTCTCTACTAAGGAGGCTGGGACGGCAGGCGACGTGACCTACTACGAGGTGATCCCGCTGAATCAGCTGCCGCCTGTACCGGTAGAACTGACTAAGGCAGACTTCGGCTATCCCGACGAACTCGCTGACTTAGCTAAGCTGTACACTTCGCCGTACGCTAAACTGACCTTCTCAGACAATGATGGACACAGCGTAGACGTAAGAATAGAATGCACTAGCGCGCTAAAGATAGACAGGCGTGTAAGCCTCGCCTTCCCCTACCTGAGAGCACAGGCCTTCTTAGAGGGAGTGAACGGTACTGGCTCGAACAGCCTCACGTGGGTAGACGTGAACGGGCTAGAACATAGCAGCAGCATGCCTGCTACTAACTGGCAGGACACGCTGCTTAGCTTCGACGTACCGACCTATGCGCTCATAGCAGACGGGTACTCACAGTGGCTGCTACACAATGGTAGAACTAACGAGGCGAAGAAACTCTCTGCTCTAAACGCTTACCACAATACTGTACGCTCCGGCAATACTGCTACCGAGAATACTGTGGACTCCACCGCGACCGGCTTAGCTAATACGCTGCGCTCTAACGAGACTGCGCTGCAGAACGGGACGCGCTCTAACGAGACTGGGAACACGAACACGCTCGCGAGCCTGAACACCGGTAATACTAACGCGCTCGCCTCTAACGCTCTCGCTAAGGCGAACGGGGACCGAAGCAATGAGACCTCGAACACGAATACGCTCGCCTCTCTGAAGACCGCTAACGATAACTCGCTCGCCTCTAACCTAACCGCTAAGCAGAATGGCGACCGCTCTAACGAGACGACTAAGACGATCGCTGACCGTAACACGAAGACTAGCTACGATAACACGAATAACAGCCTCACGGCTCAGATAGGCGTAGCTGAGCGCAGTGCGAACAATACTGCCGCCACGAGCCTCGCGAGCGCTAAGACTGGCCTCGCTAACGCTCAGGCCTCGGCTGGCACGGGGCTCACAAACGCGCAGAACGCGGCTGCTACTGGGTACGCGAACGCGGAGCGCAGCGCTAATACTGGGTACGATAACGCTAAGCGCTCGGCTGACGCTGGCCTCGCTAACGCGCTCGCTAGCAATGCGACCTCTAAGGCGAACGGAGACCGCTCGAATGATACTGGCACGGCGAACGCTCTCGCTAGCGCTGGTACCGCGCTAACTAATGCGAACCGCAGCGCAGACGCAGCACGGCAGGCTGTAACTAACTCGACGGAGAACGCTACTGCCGTGACTACTAGGACGAACGGCTATAACGACGCTAGTAACGCTCAGCTGAGAGACTATGCGATGAAGAGCTTCGACAACAAAATGGGCCGCCTCGAAGAGCAGGTAGGCGACTACGACGGGACGATGGATATAAGCAAAACGCTGCCTAACTTTATGTACTCTAACCTTACAGACTACGTGAGTCAAATCGAAGCCGCTGCCTTCGCGGGAGACGAAAACGCTCTCTCAAACTTGATACAGATGGCGAATGTAGATGAAGACGCGATAGCTAAGGGCGCTGGCTCGACTAATAACATGCTGCTAACGAGTACCATTCTAAACAGCGTGCTGAGCGCCTTCCAAAGCGGCCGAGCGCGCAACGACAGGACTAAACAGATGGTACTCAACATGGCTACAGGACTGCTTTCAGCAGCGGGCCCCGCTGCCTCACTCACGAGCGCTGTGGGTAAGGGAGCCGGCGCCGCTAAGATAGCCGGCGCCGCCGCTGAGACTGCTCTCCCAGTGGCTCAGAACGTGCGCGAAAACGTAGAGTATGTGAACTCCATCTCCGACCAGAAGGCGATAACTTACTTGACAAGCGGCGTGAACATGGCTAAAACCTCGATGAATGCTGCGCAGAACAGTAATAGCTTGAGAATAGCTAAGAAACAGGACGGTAAGCAGCTAAGTACAGACCTGACTAACGAGACTAAGAAGACCGACCTCGGGAACGACCTCGCGACGGACACGACTAACCTCTCTAACGAGCTTGCCTCTAAGAACGGTGACCTCTCGCGCGATACTGCTAAGGCGAACGCGCAGGCCTCTAATACTACTTCGGTAGCTAACGCGAACCGCAGCAGCGATACCACGGCAGCTAACCTCAGCGCTACTAAGACCACTGCTGACTCGAATGCACAGCGTAGCTACGACACTACGATAGCTAACGCTGGAGCGAGCAGAGATACTTCTCTCGCTAACGCGGCTGCTTCGCGCGATACTGCTAAGACTAACGCCGGTAACTCTAACGCGACTGAGCTAGCTAACGCGAAGAGAACGTATGATACAGCTGCTGCGAACATAGACGCGAATAAGACGACGGCGCTTAAGAACGCGGATGATAGCTATAACGCTGCTCGAGAGAATAACTTGAGCAGCTACAGCGCCGGCTCACTGAACAACAGTGACTCTTACGACGCGACTAAGGCTAACCTGGCTGCTACTAAGACGACTGCTGACGCGAACGCGAACCGCAGCCTCGCTACCGGGCAGGCTAACCAGGGACGCTCGTACTCTACAACCTCAACGAACATAGACGCCTCTAAGACGACTGCTGACGCGAACGCGAACCGCTCGCTCGAGACTGGGACTGCTAACCAGGGCCGTAGCTACGAGACCACGACCGCTAACCTGACTGCGACTAAGACTACAAGTGACAGCAATGCGAACGACTCAGCGGAGACGGCGACTCAGAACGCGCGGTACTCGCAGGACAGCGCGATAAGCGCAGCGCAGAATAACTTGAGGACTACACAGGCTGTGGCTAAGCTCGAGGTAGAGACCCACAGGAATGACGCGCCTGTGACGGTGGGAGAGGCGACCGGCGACCCACTGCCTGACTACTTCGGTACAAGAGGCGTGCAGGTACGCGTGCAGACTCAGCCCGAGGGCGCCATACGTAGCGCCGGCGGGCAGTTCTTACGGTACGGGTACAGGCTCGACCAACCATGGAACTTCTCTAAGTGGAGCGTCATGAGCCGCTTTAGCTACTGGCAGGCGAAAGACGTATGGCTCACCGGAGAGACGAGTATAGCTGAGCTGGGTAAGGACGCGATACGTGCCATACTAGCTGCTGGCGTGACCGTGTGGGCGAGCCCGGAGCTCGTGTGCAAGGGAACAGTGGCTGAGAACAAGCCTGCGAAGTAGCCCTCTAAGCGGTACCTCTGTATATGATGACTATAAGATACTATAGTATAAGTTATGGAGGTACCGCTTATGAGTAGACCTAAGACGCCGCGTATGCCGGGCGGCCTGAAATCCGGCTCAGACATGTACTGGCAGTCTGCTAGTTATAACAGCAGCCTGTTCGCTATGTTCAGGCAGCAAATAATGACGCTAGCGCTCTCGCGCTTCGAGTGGGTGAACCTACCGCCGACCTGTAACGAGCGATACTTAGAGTTCACGCTATTGACACAGGGGGCCGCGACTATAAGCTATCCGAAGACTCAGCCGGGGACCTTCTACAGCACGCAAGTGGCTCAGCAGGGACAGCCGAACATATACGACAATCCTAGCTGCTGGGTAAGCATAGGTAACAACGGATGGCGCTTCGAAGCAGGCCCGGCCTCCGGCGTATTCGTATGGGACAGCATGTTGCGCATGCCATTGCTGCCATGGATAGACTTATGGGCGCGCGAGCTCGCAGACATACTGCGCACCGCGCAAATCAACCGCATGCACACGAAGACTCCGTACCTGCTAACTGGGCCGCAGGAGAAGAAGTTCGACCTGTTACAGCTTTTCAAGCAGATAGCCGGCGGTGAGCCAGCCGTCATAGGAACAGATGGACTGAAGACTGTGGACGTAGAGGCGATCTCTACCGGCGTGCCGTACTTAGGAGATGAACTGAACCAGGCCTTACAGAACGCCTGGGGGAACGTGTATGCCATGCTCGGCATACCCGTGCCGACCTTCAAACAAGAAAGGCAGGTACAGGACGAGGTACTAGACCATGAACGCCCCGCGAGCCTGATGGCGCTCGGCTGCCTCGAGGCACGCCGCGCTGCCTGTGCTACTCTGAATGAACGGTTTTCCGAGTACTTGACAGCTGGCCCGGTGGACTGCGTGCTCCGTAACGACTTAGCGAGCGCTAACTACGAGACGCTGCATACGCTTACTAAACTGAACGACTTAGAGAATGGAGGGGACAGCGATGACAATACAAGCCTTACCGCCTTATGATGGCGAAAGCAGCTGGCAGCTCATGGAGACAGACGACTTCCACGCTGCGAACACAGTTACACTCGGAGAACTGCTACATGACGGCGTAGTAGTATGGGACATGCCCGAGCTGAAGTGGGACGCGTATGACGAGAAGCAGTTCTGGCGCGTTAGCGAAAAAGTACAAGAACACTACTGGGACAGAGAGCTAGGCGTACTGCCCGTGCGCTCGTGGATGCGGGAATACCGGCGTAAAATGAATGAGATAATGCCTAAACTAAAGCCTGCTTATAAGGCTCTGGAGAGCGAGGACTTCGACTTCCTACAGAACTCAGACTCTTACTCTAAGGGGCGCACGGTAGGCTCGGCCTTCCCCGCGACTCAGCTCAAACCGAATCAGGACTACGCGAGCGGCGCCTCGGACTCCGAGAACGAGACCGTGAGCGAGGGGAACTACTATGACGCGGTGCAGCGGCTGCAGGCATACGACGACTTAGACTACACGCTCGTGCAGCACGTAGACTCACTGTTCAGCAGTATCTGGACAGCGAACGTGAACGGCTGGTGAGCCGCTCGCTAACATATAATAGCTTAGATAGTATACTATGATGACTAAGGAGGAAACTACCATGGTAGATAACAATACTACTCAGCCGGTCGTACCTGCGACCCCGATCACTCCACTGCCCGTACCCCCTGCAGGGGTACCGCGTGTGCCTGTGACCCTATTCAACGTCTGGACCTGGAACTCGCCGGTGATCCCTCAGTTCTACTGGAATGTCTACTCAGCCGAGCAGCGTATCAAAGAGATCTGCAAGCAAATCGGTAAGATCAGCGCGTATCTAGACTACTCGTCCGCGAAGATCAACGAAGCTAACGTAGACATGGCGGAGCAGATCAATAAGATCAACACAAATATCCAGGCGCAGATCGACGCGATCACTAAGCAGCTGACGAGCGAAGTTACTCGCTTAGAGGGCTTGATCAGCGACGTGAAGAAGCAGCACGCGAAAGACGTCACATCGCTGCAGTCGAACATAGACAAGGAAACGAATGCCCGTACAGCAGCTGACGCTAAGCTGACTGCCGATCTCTCTGCCGAGACTAAGGCTCGCGAGGACGGTGACGCTCAGCTGCATACAGAGCTCACTGCTGAGACCACTAACCGGACTGACGCAGACACGGCTCTCCATACCGAGCTCTCTAACGAGACTAAAGCTCGTACTGACGCAGACACGGCTTTCGATGGAAGGCTCACGACTGAGACCACCGAGCGTACTAGCGCTGACACTGCGCTAGGTAAGCGGATAGACGCAGGCGACGCCGCTACCGCTAAGGTCGCCTCTGACTTAGCGGCTGAGACCACAGCCCGTGAGGCTGCTGACGCCGATCTGCAGTCTGACTTAGAGACTGAGACTGACGGTCGCAAGGCTGCTGACGCCGACCTACAGGCGAAGCTCACCGCTGAGACCACTGCCCGAGGAGAGGCTATCGCCTCACTCACGACTCGCGTAGCTAACGAGGAGAGCGCACGGCAGGCAGAGGACACGGCGCTCGGTAACAGGATCGACCAAGCCACGACTAAGATCGAAGAGAACGCGACTAAGATCAGCGACGAAACCGCTGCTCGTACTAACGCAGACGCTGAGATCAACGCGACCGTAGCTACTAAGATCACTCGCGACGATCTTGTGGCAGGAGATCACATCACCCTGACTAAGGGCGAGAATAACAAGCTCACGATCGGTTCTTCGTTCACTGCCGACTTCGCTGCTCTCCAGTCTGCTGTCGACGGCCTGACTGCCTCCCTAGCCTCTGAGACCGATGAGCGCCGTCACGACGACGCTACTCTGCAGGCAGCTGTGGACGCCCGGCTCGAGAGGGGCAAGCTCTTAGCGGGCGAAGGGATAACCGTCGTGAATGACCCCGATAAAAGCACGGTTACGGTGAGTGCAGACGTCACGCAGGCCGAGCTAGACGCGGTGAAGAACACGGCTGACGCCGCGCTAAAAACTGTTAGCGTGGGTGACGGCCTCACAGGAGCAGGCACAGCTGCTGCGCCGCTAACCGTAGCGCCTGCTACAGCTGAGAAGCTCGGCGGCGTGAAGGTGGGCTCGGGCCTCGCGGTGGCTGCTGATGGCACGCTCTCCGCTACTGCGCAGGGAGGCAGCGGCCTCACGGCAGTGGCTCACGATGGCTCGCTCAGCGGTGAGGGCACGGCTGAGGCTCCACTCGCTGTGGCTCACGGCGGCTCGCTAGAGCTCTCTGAGAATGGGCTCGGCGTGCGCGTGGGCACGGGCCTCGCTAGAACTAGCTCGGGTGTGGCACTCTCCCCAGCCACGGCCTCTACGCTCGGCGGCGTGAAGCCTGGAGAGGGCCTCGCGGTGGCTGCTGATGGCACGCTCTCCGTGGCTCCCTCTGCTATGGGCCTGAGCTCCGTGGCTCACGACGCCTCACTCACAGGGAACGGAGACAGCGCGACTCCCCTGGGCGTGGCGACAGCTGCCTCCGGTGGACTCTCTGTGCACGCGGATGGAGAGGGCGCAGGCCTCTCAGTGAACGCAGGCGAAGGCCTCAGCGTGAATGGGGACAATGAGATCGTAGCAGAAGTGACGCAGGCTAAGCTGGATGCTGTGGCTGATAAGGCTGAGGCTGCTAACACGGCTGCAGACGAAGCGAAGACAGCTGCCGAAGCTGCTAAGAAGTACGAGGCGATCTCTGTGCGCCTAACCATTCCTACTCAGCTGCTTAGCGCTGAGAAGACGACCATTCACTATAAATGGACCGGCGAGAAAAGTATTGTCGTCCCAGAAGGATACACCTATATCGTGGGCGTAACAGGCGCGAACTTCGACACTGCTTCTGGGCTCTGCTCTGTGGACACGAAGTTTGATTACTCTAAGACTACTAGCACTTCCATTGTGCTGAGTTCTTTCGTGCTAGACGCGCAGTACACAGGCGAAGCCATTACGACGAATAAGGTCACGTTTACGCTATTCTTAGCTAAAGCCGGGCTCGCCTATCAGGACGTCAACATAACTAACTAACTGATCTGATCTATAGACCAATAATGGCCCGCTACCTCCGCGGTAGCGGGCCATTATTGTATTCACACACGTATACAAAACTCTATAGCATACAGCCTCATACCCAGCCGAGCATGCCACAGGCCTCGAAGAACTGCGCGCGCTGCCCCAGGCTCTCGAAGCGCAGCCCGTCCTGCTTAGCTAGAGAGAGAATAGCGCGCATAACGGGGGCTGCGCGATCGATCATAGGTCGGTTAGGTGCGACTTCTCCTATGGAGAGAGCAAGCAGGCGGCCGCCCTTAGGGACGCGGCTACTAACGTAGTACACGCCCTCCTGCTCGTCGAGCCAGAGACCCCAGCTCGAGCCCTGCCAGCGGAGCCCGAACTGGAACTTCGCTCTCGGCGGCTTAGCAGCTATGCTGCCCTCGTAGCGCTTAGAGAACTCAGCGAAGGCTGCAGCAGAGCCAGCCTCACTGCCCGCGAGCATGCGGCCAGCTACTGTGCGGTTCTGCTTAGCAGAACCGTACTCTGAGTCGACGACGTAATGGAGTAAGAAGAGCTTACCTAAGTGCCAGCTGTACCCCGGCCGTGGCGCACTCACGATTCCGGCTGCTTCAAAGTATGGGTTGATCAGATCAACCGCGTTCCCGAGCAGATACAGTCTAGGGTGAACGGTAGACTCAGGCCTCTCACGGCTGACCGAGTCTACTAAGTTAGCGAGTATCTCCCATTCTCTCGGCAAGTATCGATGGAAACGATCCGAGTGATCTATGATCGCCTCATCCATTATTATTCTGCGAACACGATCGTATGTGCTGCGCTTAGACTTCTGCAGTTCCGTCATCGCGACGAAGTAACAGATCGGCTCCCACTCGGGCTTAGTCTCTTCGCTATCAGGCTTATGAGCCACATAACCGACTGTCCCCTCTACTTTGAACAGTAGATCGGGGAACGCGCCTTCGAGTCGATCGAAATAGCCCTTGATGATGGCAGCCTGCTCAGCCCTAAATCGCGAGATCTCAACAAAACGACTGCCGTCCTTGATCCAGTCCTTGACGGCCTGTACTCGTATACCATAAGTCTTACCGATCCCACGCGCACCGACGACCATTGTAATCGGAGCGTCGTAGCTAAGCGTCTTACTCCAGTTATAATACTTAGTCTTACTCATAGTCAGCCCTCCATTAGTACCTCTCCACTCAACTCGTCTGTTAGCAGCACACGCTCGCCTACGAGGCTAAGCCTGCGCTCACGCGGAGCTGTAGCTCCCACTGCTGCTAAGCTCTCTATATTACTCTGCCTCTCATAGCCCCCGAGCTCTCTTTCCAGCGGGTACTCCACCACGCACGTACCCTCGGGCCCCCACTGCTCGCCCTGCTGCCAGCTCAGCGAGCAGTCTACTATGAGACCGTAGCCCATGCCTTCGCGAAGTACCTTCTCGTACCCGTACTTAGACGCGAGGCGATCCAGCGCCTGCGCTACCCCGAGCCCGTGCAGCGGCTGCGCTAAGCCCGCACACGTGAGCTCGAGCCCTGAACTGTGAACCGAGACTCGCGTCTTAGTCCAGTACTCCATGTGCCACTCAGCGGGCTCGCCCTCTAGCTCGAAGCCCCCCACGCCAGGGAGCACGCCCGCCTTACCCGGCCAGTACGCGGCTGCCTTCGAGCAGGCCTTAGCTATGGCTGCCTGCGTGGCTGCGAGCAGTGGCTGCAGCGCTGCGAGCACGGTACTAGGATCTTTAGAACCCAGTGCAATTTTTAAGCTATCGGTATCACCGCCTGTGATGGAGACCGCGTCGCCTAACGCGGCTTCTACGAGCTCCATCGCTAAGACTAAGTGGAGGCGAGAACCGCCGGCGATACGTAAGCCGTACGTGTAGAGGCTCTTCGCCTTAGAACGCTCAGCGGGACCGAAGGACGGACGCGCCTTAGACAGACGGAGATCGCTATCGTAAGCAGGCTTATAAGCGTCCTGCGCCTGAGTACCGTATAGGCTGTTGAAGAGTACTTTGATGCTAGACTGATAGTAGCTCTCGATGAATGGAACATCGCCGCTCTCTACTATGGCGCGGGGAATGAACTCAGACTTCGCTGCATACTGCTTACCGTTCCTCTTCGCTTTTAGCAGCTGCTTGAGCTCGGCCTTAGCGCAGTAGAGCGCCGAGTCGAGCAGTATCACGTAGTCAGGCGGCAGTACCCAGCGTGAAGTTAGCTCGCCCTCTAAGGGCTCCATGCTCTCCCACTCGTACGCCCGGCTCATAGCCCAGAGCTCTAGCTCACTGAGAGCTAGCGTGGCTTCTCTCGCGCTCACGAGCTTACCGAACGCGAACCGAGCGCCCTTCGCGCTATCGCCGAGTCCAGCCTCTTGTACACGCGAGATAGCTTCTGAGTTCGCTTCCTGCCCCCAGGCGAAGGCTGTGCTCTTAGCCAGCTTACCCTTAGCTAGTAGCGCTATGCCCTGCCGCTCGAAAACCGTACCCTTCTTCGGCCTCAGCCCCGTGAAGCGGAACCGCGCGTGGAAAGCCACTGGGAAAGGCTGCTCGTAGTGAGCAAGCACGCTCTCCCTGCTCACGCTTAGCACGCGCTTAGCCGCTGCCTCTAAAAGCTTAGGGCTCGCCTCCTCGAAGCGCACTGGCACGAGCCTGCCGCTTATGAAGCTGTGGTGCATACTTGTGACGTCAAAGCTCGCTACTCGCTTCTGTAGCTTGAGCGCTTCGCTAGCTGCCGTGAAGGCGAGGCCTCCCCTGAAGCAGGCCTTACGCAGCGCGTACTGCTCCCAGCTACGTGGCGCCTCCTGCCTGCAGAGCGCTGTGAAGCTGCTGTACACACTGCTCTCAGCCTTGTGAGCAGCCGGGGAGCGGAGCGTGCCCACGGTCCGCTGCCCGAAGCAGCGGACGAGAGAAGTCTTCGTCAGCACCTTGAACCCTAGGTCTGTGCTCTTTAGCTCGGGGTGGCAGCTCAGGAGCCAGGCGAGGAATGCGCGCATGGTAGCGCACGTGGAGAGCTCGGGGCTCAGGCCAGCCACAGCGCGGAGAACCGCCGGGCCCCCCTCCTGCAGGTGATCTAGATCCCAGAGACGCAGCAGCTGACGGCCGTCGGGGTCGCAGAGGTCCAGCACGTAGACCGAGCGAGCGCTCTGAGCCAGAGGCTGCACGTGCCACTTCGCTCGCAGAGCCGGCAGCACAGGCCAGAGCATACGCAGCAGTCCTAAACCACAGATGACAGGCACAAACTTCTGAGTCTGCGCTATGCGGTCATGCAGCCAGCTCACTAGGCCCTCAGCGCTTAGCTGCTGCTCACGGCGGCCCTTAGCGGTGAGTACTGAGTAGCTAACCAGCTTCGAGGTGAGCCTGCCATGCTCGAAGAACTGTGAGAACTCAGCGTCGAGATAGCCGACGACGCGGAATGGCCTGAACTTAGCCACTGTATACCTCCGTATAGTATCGTATTCTTATAAGTATAATATAAAGGCGTTTCTGAGGAACTCTATGCCATCGCTATGCCATCGCTATGCCTATGCCAGCCATTACCATGCGGTAGCGCTCTTCTTCGGCCTCTACTGGGATCGCATCTGGGTCCGCCAGCCACTCCTGAGCCTGCTGCACGGCCCCCTGCTGCTCAGAGAGCACGCGCTCGTAAAGCTTACCCAGCTCCTGCTCTCCGAAGAGCTGCTGCAAGAACTCCGTGTAAGAGGCACCGTGCTTCAGCCTCGCCTCGCTAGTGAGCCACTCCTCGTTGTATGCTCGCCTAAAAATGCCAGCCTTTATGCGCTCCAGCTCTCCCTGGAGCCCTCGCACAGCCGAGCTCCACTGAGCCTCCCACGCGCTGTTACGGCGCCCCAGCTCGTAGCCGCCCAGCCTCTGCTGAGCAGCGCTGAGCTTAGCCTCGAACCGCTCAGAAGCGTTGAGCCGCTGCTCTAGCGGGCCCTTACGCGCCTCACGGGCGAGAGCCTCGAGCTCTCTCACACGCCTCGTCATACCACCGGCCTGCTGCCGGGTCAGCCAGCTCGCGCTCGTACGCAACTGCTGTATAGCAGCTGTCATGGCGTGGGAGGACGGGCGGCGCTGAGCACTCTTCTTAGCGCCGCCCATCTTAGAGAGCAGGCCGAGCTTAGCCTTAGTCCCCTGAGCTACGCGCTCAGCGAAGCCAGGCCTGAACTTAGAACTTCTTCTCACCATCTCTCCCCCAGTTAGTCAGTCTCTCTCTTCAATCAAGAACAACGGATCTTCTTTACTATTAATCTCAGCAGCACTCAATAACTCGTCGGCTGCGAGCTTCGCGCCGGGCCGGCAGTACAAGAGCAGCGCGCCGTCTTCGCGTCCTCGCCAGCCGCGGAACAGCCCGCCGAGGAACGCGCCCTGCTCGAGCGCCCAGGCCAGGTCTTCGCGGTGAACTCGTGTCCAGGTGGAGCTCCCACCCTCTTCTGTAGCGTACTCTAAAAATTCTGCTACCATGCGCTTCTCCCAGCCGTACTGCCAGCTACGCGGCTTCGCCGCTACTTCTTCTCTGTATGCCATATCTATCTCACTCTCCTACTATACGGTTCGTAGCTAGCACGGTCTGTACCAGCTCTTCTACTGCTTCTCTCCCCGCGCCGGCCTCGGCTAAGGCCTGCTCAGCCTCGCGGTTCCTCTCCCCCGAGGCGGCAGCTGCTAGCACGGCTGCCATGAGGCGCTGCTGGCGCGTCTTGTTAGCGGCGCGGCGCTCGAGAACCGTCTTACGCACGCGAGCGGCTCTCTCTGAGGCCTCACGGCGGTGCTGCAGCATAGCGCTGTAGCGAGCCTCTTCGTCCCAGTCCATCATCTGCTGCATGGCTTCTTCTTCGAATGTAGGCATGTTCTTCATCACCTGTCCTATTATAATTTTATTATGTTAGAAAATGTCAGGGTCGGCTGTCATCTTAGTCAGCCAGGGCTCGAGAATGGCGGCGCAAGCCTTCTCTACTTCTGAGCGGAGCTCGGTGAGCTGCCGGCGAGCCTGCTCCTGCTGAGCCTTACCCAGCGCGTACAGGCTGTCTGTATGCAGCCCCTCTAGGGAGGCTGCGTCTAAGTCATACCAGGCCTTGCCAGCCTTCTCGCGAGTAAGGAAGCTTATAGCACTGCTCTGCGTACGCTTGCTCACGTACTGTGTGAGCCTCTCTCTTAAAGCAGCCTCATCCCAGTTCAAGTACACACGCCGCATACCCTTCTCTTCTCCGCGCTCCCAGTAGCAGGCCTTCGCTAGCTCAGGTACGCGCTTCGGTAGCTCTAGCTCTAGAGCCCTCGCAGCCTCGCGAGGCAGAGCAGCAGTAGTGGTGGTTAGTTCAGCAGCCATGGTTTCCATGGTGCACCTCCATTGAGGTCCGGGCGGGTACTTCTTATTTCCCCGCGTTCTTATTATTATTATATCACGCCCTTACGAGGAACGCAACGAACTTTTCGAACTTTTGTTATAACTCTTTTCGATAACGGTTATAACCACAGGTTATAACGATGGCGGGCACCCCCGCTATTTGAGGCGCCCGCCATTGTTTAGCTACTAGCTAAGCCTCACCGTACTCTCAGGTTCTGCCCCGGGTAGATTAAGTTAGCGTTAGCTATACCGTTCCATGCCTGCAGCTGCTGCCACGTGGTACCGTACCGCGCGGCTATAGAGCTCAAAAAATCGCCGCTACGTACTACGTACCGGGCCTGAGCCTGAGCAGGCTGAGCCTGCGAGGCTACGGCAGTACGGCATACGCGCTCGCCCGGGTAGATGAGACTGGGGTTCCCGCTCCGGTAGCCGCGCCACTCCGTCCACGAGCCGCCGTAGCGTACGGCGATAGCAGACAAGGTTTCTCCATAGCGTACTATGACGCAGCGCGTCGAAGCGCTCGGCTTCGGCTGCTGCTGAGCAGTCTGTGGCTGCTGAGCCACAGGCTTCGAGCCAGGGTTAGCATACGCCTGCCACTGGCTGGCGCTGCCTCTAAAGTAGTTCAAGTCGAGGTACCCCGTGTAGCCGGGAAGTAGCCCGTGGCTTGTGTACTGCCTCATAGCCTCTCCGTCCGCACCTAGTCTCCACGGGCTGCTCTGATAGCTCGTGGAGGCGTTACTAGCATACTGAGCCACCCAGAGTCCAGCACCGGCTCGGCGGGCTCCCGCCACCTGCCATAAGGCACTCTGCTGTACGTATACCATAGGTATAACCCCTCCCGTACGCGCAGTCACGCGCTGTACGAAGCACGTGCTCCAGTTAGCGTTCCCCCACGCGGAGTTCTGATAAGACTCCCAGTCTAAGACTAAGACAGCCTTCCTGATCCACTTCTGAGCATGTGCTAAGAAGTAGTCAGCCTCGCTGACGCAGTTCCCGCCGCCGGCATAATGGTACACGCCTATCTGCTTACCACTGCGTACAGCTGCGGCCAGTTGAGCGTCAGCCGCGGGGTTCAAGTACGAGGTTCCCTGCGAGATTTTTACGATAGCAAAATCTCCCGCCACTCGTTCACTAACGTCTGAAGGCTGCCACCCACTAACGTCTATGCCCTGTAGAGCCAGCGCACTAGGCGCGCTCACGAAGCCGAGCAGCGCTACGAGCATGGCGCTCACAGCGCCGCAGGCAGCATGCTCGAAACGTTCCCACTTACTTACTGTCATCGTTATCATCTCCCTTGATCGCCTTGAGTTCCTCTCTCATTGCCTCTAGCTCCGCCTGCACGCTAGCGCTGCTCACTGCAGCAGCAGCAGCCTGCTCACGCGCGAGCGTCTGAGCACTCACTCCTAAGATGGTTCCCAGAAAAGCGTCGATCGCGGTTAGCGTCGCGCCGATCTCCTGCACGTTCGGGAGCCCCCAGATGGGGCCTAGAGCTAGCCAGAGCGTAGTAGTAGCGGGCAGCAGCACAAGTGCAGTCCACTGTAGCGCCTGCAGCACGCCTACAGGCAGCTTCTGTATAATATTCATCGTGATCACCTCTCTACTCTAATAAAGTAATAGCCGTGCTCTAAGTTAGAGCACGGCTATTACCATCATATAAGCCTGAAGCTTATACTTCCGTTAGGCGATGGTCACTTCATGAGTAGCCGTCTGCGGCTGCGTCTCCCCAGAGGGGTTCGTGTAAGCAGCTGTCGCCTTCACGGTCACCACAGTGCCAGCCGGCAGGCCGCTCTTCTGCAGATGCAGCACGCCGTACTGATCCACTCGAGTACGGCTGTTGAGCGGTACGCTTGTGGTCACAGCATGGTCGCCCTCGCCCTCAGTCTTAGCAGCAGAGAGCTCGAAAGTCGCGGCGTTAGGCGCCACGAAGATCGCCGGCGTAGCAGGGGTGATGGTTCCCTGCAGCGAGACTGTCAGCTGAGCGCTCTCGCCAGCCTTCATCTGCTCAGGTCCCGCGAGTTGCAGGCCGGTCACAGCCTGAGTCACCGTCGGAGTAGTCGTCTGAGCGTCGGTCGTAAAGAGGATCGCAGGCACGAACGGAGAAACCGAGTATACGCCCCAGTGGTTGAGATAGTAGTTAGTAGCTAAGGTCTGAGGGTTCCAGAAGCTCGTCGTGTTGTAGAGCGTGTCCGAGCAGACGAAGAAGTCCTCGGTCGTCAACAGAGCGACGGCGTTAGCGATGGGGAATTCATCGATCAGCACAGTACGGTAGCTCACCTTAGCGAGATCCACGTTGAACAGGGCGGCCAGCGTCTGAACGTTTAGCGAAGCCTGAGTCTCAGGCGTAACCAGTAGTACTAGCTCGCTAGGATCGGCGAAAACCGGAATGTCGGTGCCGCTGTAGCGAGCGCTCGGGAACTGTACCTTACCGCCTAAAGTCTGTAGCTTGGTTAGCAGTTCCTTGCCCGTGGCTTCGTCGGTCGGAGCGGCGCTTAGCTGCTCACGGTAGAAGCCCCACTTGTGGTCATACTCAGCGATCAGTTGCTTCATGATCGTGAACTCGTCGTATTCGTCCGCGTTCGTCGGAGCTTGCATGACCGAGGCGACTAAGTTATTTAGTCCATACTCGTCTGTGAATGCGGTTCTGAGCTCGTCCACGTTCACACTGATCGGGTATTGATCGCGCCTGTTCTGAGAATGGTACCAGACCTCGGCCTCAGGCCTATGCAGCTTCAGCAGAGTCTCACTGTCGTCCTCGTAGCTGTGAGCCTTGATCCACTTCGGAGCGATCTCCTGAATAGTACTACCATAGGTTAGCTTCGAGCCCTTGAACACGGCTAAGGGGTTCTTATAGGCCTGCTGACGCACGTAAGTGAACCCGATCCGGTTGACTAAAATATCCATGAATTGATTATAGTACTGGGCGTTCATCGGGCTAAAGAGCGCGTCCATAGTCGCCTTGATCCCGGCCTGAGTGGGGTCTGGGATTCGCTGCTGAAAGTCGTTAGTCCCAGCGAGCCAGGCCTTCGCCATGATAGTGTTATTGTTCTGTGCCATGTTAGTATACCTCCATGCTTATAGTATAGTATATTCTCAGTCTTAGTCTAAGTCGAAGTCCATGTCCTCGATTGGAGTCTCGAGGTCCACCTCGGCCACGTCTGTATCGCTGTCGGCGTCAGCCTCGCTTACAGCAGTCTCGGTCTCGGGCTCTTCGCGTATGGTCGCGCCAGCCTCTACGAAGCCAGCCATCGAGCTGCGGAGCGCCTCTACGCCCTCAGCAATCGAGTTAGCTACGTCGCTTAGAGCAGCGAGCTGTTCGCGTAGTTCTGCGAAGCCGTCCACTGCTGGAGCAGTCTCCTCGCTGTTCTCAGTGGTCTCAGTATTGTTCTTCTCAGTGGTCTCATCCACTGTGGTAGTCTCATCTGCCATGTTCGTTCCTCCTTAGGTTCCTAAGTTATGTGGCAGTAGCCACGGTTCTACCCGTTCGGGGGCTTGCCGTGCCATGCTCTCACGGCCGGTTCTTCGCCGGGGCCTCCGTGAGCAGCGCCCGCGAGAGAGCCGTGGTACCGCCATAGTAGTACCATATACATAGAACCCCTCTCTCAGAATTTGGTTCGCGAGAGACGGGCGGCTCCGCCGCCCG